GCCTCATAGGCTGCAAAATCACGCATTGCAGGCACTGTTTGTGCCTCAATGGCTAATCCAGCCGCCTGAGTGATGGCGTCTATCTCGAATTGCAGCGCGGTCAATCGTGCGGACTGAAAGCTGGTCAGGTCGTGATTAAGCAGCGCCGCACGGATCTCTTTCGCCATGCGGCGAAGTATCGGCAGCGACTTCTTGACTTGGCCTGATGCTAAGCGCTGGATAAACAGTTGATGGCGCGTCAACGCATCAACCAAGTAACCATTAGCCGACATTAGGCGTCATCGGCTCAATCTCGCCGGCCTCAGCGTCGATTTCCTCATCAGTGCGGCCCGGCTCCAAGTATGAAGAGCCGCGCAACATGGCGCGAACGTCCTGCATTGCCACCACGCCGCGATCCATGAGCTGGATGGCTGACATTGCCTCAGCCGCCATGACGTTTCGCGGGAGGAACTCAGTGTTGAGCCGGTAGACTACGGTTTCAGGATTTCCACCCATGAACAGCGCGCAATCCTGCAATGCGCCGGTAATGGCTGCGGATACGTTGTTGGTCGAAGATAGCAGCGCGCTAGAACGGTTGCCGGCGTCAATCCGCGCGGCCTCAGCAGTTTCCTGCACGCTTGGTGTGATGATGTGCGCGCCGACGGATATCATCTGATCCTCAAGACGCTTCAGCTTTTCCTCAGCCGCGCTTGTGGCCTCAAGTTGCAGCAGGCTTGCGTTGCCTGACTCGCCGAGAAAGATGCCCTGATCCGCGCCAACGGTGATCCCGTTCGGGTTGGAGGCTGTCCACTGCTCCGGGCTCATGCTTGAGCTAATGACCAGCGTGCCTCCGCTATGGATGTGCAGGCACTTGGCTTGGTCGGCTGATACTTGGTAGTGATAGGTGTTCAGGTCAACTATGCCGCTGATCGGTGCCGAGTCGCATTCTGGCCTGTTGTTTTCAGATCCGATCAGGTGCAGCGGAATGTGATCGAATGGCGCGCCGTCCGACTTGCGCACGACGAATTCAGGGATTGTGACCATGCCCTGATCGTCGAGAACTTCCTGCGTGTAGCCTTTCTCGGTCAATCGCAATACGCGATACCGCACTTCATGCTCAATCGTGAACTCGTCGCGTGCGATTTCTTCCACCTCGCACAGCTTGGCCATAGTCAGCTTCATCACTCCGCCAACTAGCTCGAATCTCCAGTTGTCCAGCGCCTCGGCTCGGTACATAGTCATGCGCGCCTGCAATTGCATGCGGCTAACCTGCTCGGCTGACAATCCTGGCTCACTAACCGGAAACTCTGAAAGGATTGCAGACCGGCCAACGATCAGAACTTCGTCCAAGTTGATCTTGGCGAACTGCTCAAGCGTTAATCCAGCTCCGTCGGCATTCTCGGCCATGTAGTCAAGCTCGGGAGGCAACTCTACCTCGGCTGGCAGCCTGAATACCATGCCAGACAGTCCTTTGATCGTGTAGCCAGACACCGGCATCCACGTCGCGCGCATCAGATAGCGCGCATATCTCCCACGAGCCTGATCGGATCGGTCACTCTCGGAGTCGTCAGGCAGAAATAGCGTGGTCGCCGCCTTTACAGCGTCCTGCCCGTCAGTCGCCAGCCGGTTCTTGCGCCAGCGCGCAAGGTTGTGCGAGTAATCTGCGTGCGTGCTGGTTATTGGCATTGGCGTATCCTGCGATAGTTATGCAGGTATTGTGCCATAGAAACGGGCTGGCGACATATAGCGGCGACTTTAACGAAGAGACTCCAACCTCGGCCCCAGAAACTCAACGCCACCAGGCAGCGCGTAAACCACTCGCCCGAACCGGATGATCGGCTCATAAACAACTTGAGTCGGCGCGCTTACTTCGACCTTGGCAACCAGCTCGATGCCGTGGAGTTTGATGTTAGGGATGAACCCCATGGTTGTGATGGTGCCTTTCAATTGGACTCTCCTTTGGCTTTGGCGATTACGTCGCCTGCGCATATCAATGCAGAATTAAATCGTTCAAGTGGCGGGCATTTATCATCTGGCCCGTGGTAATCGCCTTTCCAGTGATTGAAATCGGCGCAGCATAGGCTTGATGGCGCTGAACGTAAAACATTATCCAGCGACTCCAACAACTCCGGCGCGGCTGCGATTAGGCGGGCGTTGGCTTCTTGTTGTTCGCCGTATCCGTTATCTGCATCAGTTGGCCCGCAAGCCGCAACCTCTTGAATCATCCCGCCACCAATGCGCGACTCTACATACTTGGTCATGTTTCCAGTGACAAACCAAGGCCACGGCGTATGCTTTCCCATTTCCAACTCTCCAACTGATTAATGTCAGCCAATTGTGCAGCCGACCATCGGAAGTGTCCAGAATTATTTTTAATAACTGAACCGAACAGGCTGAATCAGGGTCGGCTTTAGGATTGGCATCTCGTACGCTATTGGATATCCGCTCGCATCGTTCTGGTGATCGGTGCCTGACTTCTTGTCTGGCTCGCCGTTCTTGTCGTATGCCTGATGCTCCAAGTTCTTAGCAACGGTCGGGCATGCGCGGTCGTTTACGCGCAACAGGCCGGATTCTAGCGCCTTGTTGACCGCCATAATGCGATCCTTTACCGCGGGATTCGTCGACTTGTAGCGCACGATGTAGCCGGCCTGCTGTAGCAGCGCGATGTCCGAGATTGATGCGTCCGTCGACTTCCTGTTCTGCCCGCTGGCGTCAGGGTAAACGTGTATCTTGTGGCCGTTCTTTTTCCACCGTTCGCTAATGATGGCGATCATGGCCGGAGTGTCATAAATATCTTTCAGCTCGTCGACCGCATGCCAAACCTTGTCGCGCTTGACGTAAATGGTCGCTGCCATGTGATCCACGTTGAAGTCCATGCCGATGAACAGAGGATCTCCGAACTGTATAGTCTCTGATGACCTGCACCGGACGCGATCATAGGATCGGTAAACGGTGCCGCTGGTAAGGTTCGTGAACTCGCCGCGAAGGTAAGCGCCAATCAGCTCTTTTGGGTAGGTTTGCTCAAGCGATGTAATGTAATCGTGCGGGAGGTTAGCGGCGTTGTCATAAGTGCTTGCCTGCAACAATCCGTAGTTGTGAGCCAGCTCAGGCTTATCAGCAAGCGCCTGCACGAACATCTGATGGGTGAACTTGAACCCTTCTGGCGTGGTCGTGACGTCGATCCCGTTGCGCAGCTTCGGGTCGTTGTATCGCATCCGCGCAATGATCTTCATCCACGAAAGCCGCGCTTTTTCCGTGGTCATCACGTCCAGTTCATCGATCAGCGCGTGGCCGATCTTGAAGCCGATGATACTCGCCGGATTGCTCATGGATCTGCAAAGCGTGGTGCCTCGATACTTCGAGCCGCTGTAGAAGTCGACCTCTTTATCACCGGTTCGCGTGACTACACGCAACCCCATCGTATCAGCGACTTCCTCAATCGTCGGGTAAAAAATGTCTCGAATGTGCGGGAATGTCGGCGCAAAGTAGCCGGCGTTGACTTTCGGGTGTTGCCAGAAGTGCGTGCAGACCGCCTGACATCCGACCCAAGTCTTTCCGCTACCAAATCCCGCAACAAACGCTCGGAACTTGTGCGGCATGGCAAGGAACTTTGCCTGCGGGACATTAGCCGTCGCGCTGATTGACGGCGCTTGCATCTTGTACCTGGATTATTACCTGAACAGGCTGGGGCGCTTCATCCTCAACTTGGCGATCAATGCCGGCCAATTTTGCCTGAGCCATGATGGCTTGCACAGCAGCAGCGCACTGCGGCTTTTCGCCAGTCGTGGCAAGCCCTATAACGAACTCCAGCTTCTCGATCTGGCCCTCAACTGTAATCATGAATCGCTCCTTTACCTCTTTTCGCAGACCCTCCATGTATTCAGCCACTAGCGGGTCATGGCGCATTAACGATGCAGCCGTGCGCATAACCGCCGAGCTTTCAGCGTCCTTGCACTTGAACACGTCCTTATAGATGCGCCAGTCAGCATCACCGGGATCGGCAATCAGCCGCCGTGCGTATTCTCGGTGCGCGTCGCTGAGTTTTTTGAGTGCTTGCGTTCCCATGCACACATTGTGCCATGTTTTGCGTTGGAGGTAAAAAAGCCAGCTATGCGCTGGCTGTAGTAGCCGAACCGGGCACGGTGGCTAGCCGCTATGAGGAATTTCACCCGCCCTGACCGCATTCCCTGACACGCTAGGCCGAGAGTGGCAGCCATCATAGCAAGTGCTTCGGGTTTTGAGCTGCGTGCCTCACTCGTGACCAGAGTATAAGCCTAACCGAACTTCTTGCCAATCAATTTAAATGCAAAGGTGCGGAACTGAATCACGCCGACAAAACCAACGCTTGATCCGATGAATACGCCCATGGATCTAGGCAGGCCAAGGTAATCCGCGCCACTATACAAGCCGACCGCGATACACCCGCATAACAATCCCTCAAGCCCGACCCTTTGCCAGCTGCTCTCTGACTTGTCATAAACGACTCGAAGGGTCGCAGTTATTAATGCAGCGATTAATGCCTGCATTTCGCCAGGCAGTGAGCCAAGCGCGGCCAGCCAGTTGTTGGGATTATCGGGCATCTTCATCTATTCCATTTCCGAAAGGTTGGCACGCGTTTTGCTTATTGTATCCGCGCGCGTGCCGTGAAGTCCACTATCGAAGCATCTCCGGCGAAACAGTATGACGCGCGACCTCTCCAAACTCAGAGTGCATAACGATGCACTTCATGTTCTGTCGCGCGCGATAACCTCCAAATGCGGCCCATGCGTCCTTTGCCGTTAGCGTGTTGAATGACTCAACAGAGCATCCGGCGTACTCCTTAACAGACTGATGGTGAACGTGACCTAGGAACCAATAACGGTGCTCGGTTCGGCCCCATGCTTGCGCTTGATCGGTCGCCATGACGCCAGGTAATCGCTCCGCCTTGCATGTGTGACCGTGGTGCGTGCCGATCAGGCACTTTCCATGCTCGATATAGTTGAACGCGGTTGGTGCCTTGTCGATTTTCACGCGCGGCTCGTTAGCGTAGGCGTGACGCAGCGCAACAGACAGCCATAGCGCGCCCGTGTCGTCATGGTTGCCAACCACGTTAATGACTCGG